TTCCCATCTTATTACCTATTAAATAAAATTATTGGTAAAGAATGTCGAGAAAAACTTAAAGAGATTGAAGTTATTGAAGTGTTTGCGTTAGCGTTTATGAGAGGTATGAATATTGACAATTCAATATTAATATTTGAAGAGGGTCAAAATGCGTCCCCGAGTCAAATGAAACTTCTTTTAACAAGAATAGGTTATAATAGTAAATTTTTTATATCAGGAGATGTTGAACAGTCTGATAAATATAAAAATAAAACATTAAGTGGGTTATGGGACGCAATTGAAAAATTTAGAGATGACGACTATGTTTCCACATTTGAGTTTAAAGATAAAAATGATATCGTTAGAAATCCATTAATAAGTAAAATATTAGAAAAATACGAAGATAAATAGAATTAAAAACATTAATTTAATAGAGAAGATAAGTGACTATATTTTAGTTTACTTATCTTTTTTTTTATATAACTTTTATTGATATGAGAATCGGTATAGAAATTAATGGAGTATTACGAAATACTTTGGGGAAAATTGAACAAACTTATCAAAAATTTTTAATTGATAAAACAGATGGTATAGAGAATGAAGACTCTTTTGAATATAAGATGACTTATCCGATAAACAGTTTAACGTTAAATGAACATTTCTCATTTCCGGATGAAGATGAATTATTTTCATTTTTATATGAAGAATTTGCTATGGAAATTTTTGGTCACGCACAGTCTTCAGAATATAACACTTTTACTGATTTAAACGAGGTTTACGTCTCTTTAAGAGATAATAATGATTTACTGATAGTTTCTGATGAAATAGGTAAATCAAAACCTGCATCACTATTCTTTTTATCCAAATTTGGTTGCCAATTAGAAAAAGTAAAATTTTATAGTAATTCAACAATTAATTCAATGTGGGATGAAATTGATATTTTACTTACATCAAATCCCATCTTATTATTGGAATATCCCTCAGATAAAATATTAATAAAATACGACACTGAGTATAATGAGAATATTAACACAATCCATTCTATAAAATCAATAAAAGAATTGGAGGATAAATTAAAACAAATTTTAGAATGTTAAAAGTATTAGGAGAAAACTATTATGTAGATTTGGATAAAATAGATGACTATGTCCAAATAAAACCAAAAAAAAATATCACATCAGGTGATACTGAAGGTACCGCCATTAGTATAATTAAATATGAAACTATCAAGTTAATGTTAGAAATAATTATGGATGAGCCTGAAGAGATTGACGAACAATTAGGGGCTAAAGGAACTAACAATTTATCTATACCCTTTAAATTAGCGTTTAATACTCTATTATATAAAAAATTACTAAATAAAATATAATTAATATGACACAAGAACAAATTACAAAGCTAGAACAGTCAATTCAAAACATGAAAGATAAAAAATCGAGAATTTATCTTTTAGTACAAGACACTAAAGGTAATGCAAAAGCCTCTGTTGCTTACATATACGATTTAGGTATGACATTACTAAAAATTGGATATAATCCAATTATCTTACACGAAACACCGGATTATACTGGTGTTGGAGAATGGTTAGGTGAAGAATACATGACATCATTACCTCATAAAACTATTGAGGGTCAAAATTTGGAAATTGCTCCTGAAGATTTAATTGTTATTCCTGAATTATATGGGTTTGTTATGAGTCAAATTGCAAAGTTACCTTGTGGTAAAATTGTATTATCTCAAGCTCACGACCATATTTTGGAAACTCTACAACCAGGTCAGACATGGTCGCAATTAGGGTTTTATAAATGTATAACAACATCTGAAACTCAAAAAGAATATATTGAAAATCTTATGAGAGGCATTTCAATTGATGTGTTAAAACCATTTATTTCAGATAAATTTAAACCTAATCCATTACCAGCAAAACCAATTATAGCGATTCACGCTAGAGAACAAAGAGAAGCTGTTAATATGATTAAAAGTTTTTACATTAAATTTCCACAATACAGATGGATAACTTTTAGAGATATGAGAGGATTAACTATTGACGAATTCGCAACAGCGATGAAAGATTGTTTCTTATCTGTTTGGATTGATGAGACAAGCTCTTACGGTACATTCCCATTAGAATCGATGAAATGTAAAATACCGGTAGTTGGTTTAGCACCAAATTTGGTACCTGAATGGATGAATGAAGATAACGGTATTTGGGTAAACAATAAAACTCAAATGGTTGATTATGTTGCCGACTTTTTACAAAATTGGTTAGAAGATAGTATTAATGAAAATTTAGAACAAGAAATAATTAAAACATCTGAAAATTTAAGTACTAAAGAAGATTTTGAAAAAATAGCGACAAATTTATTTGAAGGATATCTAACAAAAAGATTAGAATCATTTGAAGAACAATTAAATAAACTACAAACAATAGAAGAATAATATGGAAAATTACTTTGACGTATCAGTTATATTACCGATTAAATCGGCAACCGTACCATTTTTTGAGGATTACTTTAAAAAATGTATCGAATCATTAAATAATCAAAAATTAAGAATTAATGAATTAGTCATTGTTCATACAAATGAAACACCATTAGTAGAACTTATTAAAGATTATGATTTTGGTGATTTAAATGTTGTTAAATTAGAATGGGATAAAGACCCTAATTATGCCGCACAAGTTAATCATGGTGTTAGAAATTCTAAATCTGAATGGATTTCATTATTTGAATTTGACGATGAGTACTCAAATATATGGTTTAAAAATGTTAACGTTTATGCAAACGCATATCCTAATATCGACGCATTTTTACCAATAGTTGTTGATACAGACCAAAAAGGTAAATTTGCTGGATTTACTAATGAAGCTACTTTCGCGGCAAACTTTACACCTGAAATGGGTATTTTAACACATGATACTTTATTAGATTATCAAAATTTCCAATCATCAGGAATGGTAATTAAAAAATCAAAATTTGTTGATTATGGATTATTTAAACCATCGTTTAAATTAACGTTTGGATATGAATTATTCTTACGATTAACACATAATTCCATTAACATAATGTCTATACCGAGAATTGGTTATAAACATACAAATTTAAGAGATGGTTCAATCTTTTGGAATTACAAAAATGGTAGAGATATTTTAACTCCGGAAGAAGTTAAATTTTGGATTGAATCCGCAAAAAAAGAATATTTTTTCATTAATGACAGAGCAATAAAATTTGAATCTCAAGAATCTTAATGAATGAAAATATTAATTTAACAGGAGATACAAATGTTGAGTTAAAAAAGAAAGGTAGAAAACCAACACAAGCAAATTATTTTGATGTTAGAGAAGAATTAGCTGTAGTCAGATTTTTAGAATCATCCTCGTATGAAGAAAAAAATAAGATTTACAACGAATTTTTAAAAAAACCTTTAGACAAGATGATATCTTCAATTATTAGAAGATACAAATTATATAGAAAAGACATGGATTTCACTGATATACATGTAGACACTCACTCGTTTTTAATGACTAAAATAGATAAGTTTAAACCTTCTCGTGAAAAGAAGGCTTATTCTTATTTTGGTACAATATGTAAAAACTATTTAATGGGTCAAATCATTAAAGACCAAAAAGAAACCAATAGAAAAATATCGTATGAAGATATTTCATCAAATTTAGAAAATAATGAAAACTTCGCGTATTATATTGAGAATGATAGTTTAGATTCTGAAAAAGTTATTAAACACTTTTTAATTGAATTAGAGAGATTTATCAAGGAAGAAAATTTATCGGAAAATGAGATTAAACTAGGTCACGCTCTTTATGATATTTTTGAAAATTACGATTCAATATTTATTGGAAATGATAATAACAAATTTAATAAAAATATTATTTTATTGTCTTTAAGAGAGATGACTAATCTTTCAACAAAAGAAATTAGAGGGTCAATGAGAAAATACAAAAATATGTATTACACATTGATTCAAAATATGGTTAATTAAAAAACAATAAATTAAATATTTATCATTATGGCAAGACCGACAAAAAAAGAAATTAATCTAAGTAAAGAATCAATGTTATCATTGATGCAAGAAATCTATAATGAACTTGTAGAACAAAGAAGCACTGCGATTAGAATTCAAAATAAAATGTTAACAATGATGAAAAACCCTGAGGACATGACTTTAATCGGTCCCGTTATTGAAAAACAACAAAAAATAATTAACGATTGTGTTGAAAAAAAATTAACCCTTTCAAAACTACAAGCAGGAATGTGGGAAAAATCAAATACAGGTACGAGTGAAAGTTTTTCAATTTCAGATTTAGGTGTTGATGATGAGATGTTAAAAACTTTAATTGAAAAAGACGCATCCAAAACTGAAGGTTCCTATAAAATGAAAAAATAATTTGTTATGGCGTCATTAGATTTAGGATTTGATTATAAAAAAATACAAGACAAAATTACCGCAACTAGAAATTATAACGAGTTAAAATCTCAATATGATGATACTAGAAAACAAGCCGGAGATGCGTTTGAACAAAAAAAATCTGCAGTTACCGGTCAACTTGGAAAAATTAAAGAACAAACTAAACGTTATCAAAAAGAAATTAAAAATCAATTTGAACAACTTTTAGATATTAATAATACAACCGGTGGTAAAGGAAGTAATTCAACTAAATACATTAAAAAATTATTAATTACCGCAATTAAGAATGTTGAACCAAGACTTTCTGAAATTGTTATGGAAGAATCACTAAACGCTGTTGGTTGTGACCAACAACAAGCTTATAATGGGGGTGCAACATATTATATAAAAGTGAAATCTATCGACCTTTTAAATATACTAACTTTAGACCCTAAAACTGAAGGTAAACCTCTATACGAAAAATCTCCAATATTAGTTCAGGATTATCCTTTTTCAATGAATAAGGAATTATATCAATTAATACAAACGGGTCAACCATACTCAACAGATAATGGACAAAATTACATTGGTCAATCTGGACAAGATTTATTTAATATTCAATATGTTGATACAAATCTTCAAGGTGAAACAGGCCCTTGGTTTAAAGTTGATTTATCAAATAGAGTTAATGGTGTTAATAAAGTTGGGACTTTTTTAGTGGACTACTATAAAACAATTAAAGTTTCGGAACCAACTAACATTATGGCTTCAATAATGGAATCATTAAGTGGTGTTGTTTCTATGAGTGCAAGTGCTGGTGTTGGACAAGTCGAAGACCAAAGTAAATTCGACCTTTTAGTTCAAAGAATTCTTGGGTTATGTTTTGACAATAGAAGTGAAATTGATGTTAGTGGTATTGCTAAAGTACCTGAACTTGATGGTGTTGATGAAACTTTTTTTGAATTTACTGAGATTGATTTAAGAAAAATAGAACAAAGAATAACTAACATTAAAAATAAAGTGATTGAGTTAGAAGATTGTGATGGAATATTATTACCCGTAGATTATCCGGCGGTAATTAACCAAATAAATAATTTAAATTTAATCGAGAATAATAGTGATTTTATTAATGCTGCCGATAATTTAACTCAAGTCTTAGCAGATAATCCTCAATGGGGTGCCGGTATTCAAACCAACGCACAAGCGGCTTTAAATTTAAATTTTATAAAATTAATCGCTCAAGGTATTGCAAGTGCTTTTTTAACACCTAAAATATTGTTACCAATATATGTAATGTTAAAAGCCATCGGTCAAGAAACTACGGACTCAATAAAAGGATTAGTTGATTTTACTAAACAATTCAAAAAATTCGCAATAAATTTTATTTCCAAAATAGGGGCAATATTTGTTCAAGAATTATTTGAATTAATAAAAAAAGATATTTTAGCATTGATTCAAAGAGTTATTACAGATATTGTTAAAGAAAAAATTGATAAAAGAATATCAATGATTTTAAAACTCATTCAATTATTATTAATTGTTGCGTCTTTTATTAGTGATTGGCGAAAATGTAAAAGTGTTGTAGATGAATTATTAGCTTTATTAGATTTGATAACTAGTAGTCTCGGTTTTGGTAGTCAAATACCTTTACCATTATTATTCGCTTCACAACTATTAGATGGTTACTCAGAATCAAGAGCCTTTGTTGGAGCTATTGAAGAACTACAAAAAATTGGTATCCCAACAGGTCCTTTACCGGATGGTAGCCCTAATTTAGATATTTTAGGTAAATTTGGTCAAATGAAAGCAATGGCAAAAGAAGATTCGGATAATAATAAATTACAAATTGCTATTGGACCATTAACAATGACACCCGCAGGTTTAACAGTACCAGCAAGTGCTTTCGGTAAAAAAATATAATAATGAATATCCAAGAAAAATCTGAAAAAGCTAAAAATATTATTAAAGAATATAAAAATTCATCAAATAAAGATTTATCATTTGTTATGGATTTTATTCAGGAAGATTTTGTTTTAACTAAAGAATCGTTAATTAAATTAACGCACCATTTAGATAAATTAGAATTAACTTATAATACAATATTAAAAGAATATAACTCAAGAACAAAGAAAAATGGTAACTAATCAAATAATTTTTCCAGGAATAGTACTTAACAATGAAGACCCTATGATGTTAGGAAGACTTCGTGTTATACCTGAAACAAAAAATTATCAAGATATTATAGCAGCAATTCCAAATTGGAATGAGGAAACGGACCCCTGGACTTCAAAAGACCCTTTAATTTGTTTATCGTTATTACCGTTTTATGTAAGTCAAGTACCTCTTAAAGATGAGTATGTTCATATAATATACTCAAATAAAGATTTCCCATTCACAAATCAATTTTATATTCAAGGACCATTTTCATCACCAATGATTAGTCCTTTTGAAAATTTTCAAGGAGCAAAAAAATTCTTAGCATCAGGTGACAGAATTGCTCAGGGAATTTCAATTAAAAATCAAGTAGGTGCCTATAGAAATCAAGAGAGTAAAGGAGTGTTTCCTGAACCCGGTGATAATGCGTTATTAGGAAGAGGAACTGCCGATGTGATTGTTAAGGAAAATGAAGTATTAATTAGAGCGGGTAAAACTAAAAGATTGGTGAAAGACCAATTACCATTAGGAAATGTTAATAGAGCCTTCATTCAATTATCTAATTTTTCCCAACAAAAGACAACTAAAGACCCTGAGGGGATTACTCGATTAATTGAACAAGTTAAAGTTGTGAAAAAAATGATTATTTGGAATATTGATAATTTAGAGAACTTATCAATACCGGGAGCATTTAACGGTTCTGTAGGGTTATATAATGTAGTTCCAAGTGTAGCAGTAAACTCAAAAAACTTTAAATCTGATACAATAACAACTTTATCTGTTGGGACAAATTATGGCTCTCCATTAGAAGAAATTAAATTTACTGCGAAATCATTTGATGATGCGTCCGCTATTATAAATAATTTCATACAGGGAGTGTTTAGCGGATTTATAAACATATCAGGTTATACTGTAAACAATCCTCAAAATTTTGCACCTAACGTAACATTCCCATTAGTTATCACACCATCAAAATTAACTTATACCACCGGAAATAAATTTTCACCAAATGACCTTATAACTGAAGTCGCGGAATATGTTAATTATGTAAGATTTTATGATAAAATAACATTAAACCCTGCTAGTAAAAAATTTAAAGGATGGTTTTTAGTTTGGGAAAACAAATCGGGTAAACCAATTCTTGGTCCTCAAGCCGATTTAAAAGAAGAAGTAGTGATACCTACCGAATTTATTCCGGCAGATATTAGTTATAGTATTATGGGTTCTCAAAGAATGTATTTCTTATCTCAAGATTCTGCAGGTCCAAAAGGAAAAATTAGTTTAAGTCAAACTTTATATGGGATTCCTCAGGATAAATTTATTGGAGATGAGAATAGTATTCTTAATAAAACATACCCTGTTGTGAGGGGTGATGAATTAATGGGATTACTTAGAAAAATTTTCTCATTTGTTACAGGACACGTTCATCCGGTTGCAACAATGGCTCCTGTTCCGGTTGCCGCGGGTAATGGGCAAACAACCTCAGAAATCAACGCAATCCTCGCAGATGCAGAAAATACAATATTAAATCAAAATATTAGAATTAATTGATATTTATATATAAAACATTTATATGTCAATTATTAATTCATATTTCAGTAAGAACAATACACTTATTTCAAATAGTTTTACCAACACAGGTAGAAATCCTGTTATGGAACTATTCTATGGTAATGTGGCAACAACTCAATACCCAAACAATTATAGCCGTTTCATTTTTGATATAGACTTAACATTATTAAAAGAGAAAATTTTTGATGGTACTATAACCACTGGATGTACAGATACTATTACACATACATTAAGAATGACAAACACTTCAACATTTGATGTGGAATTGTTAAATACTCTAACATCTCAAATGAGGATGAGAGCAACGTCATTTGATTTAATTTTATTTAGAATCCCTTATTTAAATAATGACCCATCAACACCCCAACTTTGGGATGAAGGTGTTGGTTATGATTTTGCGGATTTAGTTTACAAATATAGTGAATCAGATAGAAGCTTTTCTGATAGACCATCAAATTGGTTTCAAACAACAACCATTGGTGTTTGGCAACAACCCGGAATTTATAATAACAAAAATTTAGGACCGGTTCCTTTTAGCGGAATCACTATAGTTGACACTCAACATTTTGAATTTGGTAATGAAAACATTGCTTTTGATATGACAAATGAAATTAATGGTATGTTAAATGGGACAATACCAAATGTGTCAGGATGGGGAATAGCGTATAAACCTCAAGTTGAAAATCTTACAGGTCTTACAAATAACTATGAAGTGCAATTTTTCACTCAACACACTCAAACATTCTATGAACCATATCTTGAAACAAATTATAATGACTTAATTGAAGATGATAGAAATCAATTTACGTTAGGTAGAGTTAATAAATTGTATTTATACTTATTTGATAATGGTAACCCAATCAATTTAGATTACCCACCTAAAGTGGATATATTAGATATGATGGGGGATGTTATTCCGGGACTATCAGGGTTAACAACATGTCAAAGAACTCGAGGAGTTTATGAAGTTGTTATACCACCTCTTATGGGATATAAAACACCGTGTATGTTTTCTGATAGATGGTACAATATTAGTTACAATAACTTCCCATTACCTCAAGTGTTAAATGATTTCACATTACAACCATTAAAAAATGCTATTCAAATGGGTGTGGTGTCTGCAAATCCTTTATTATATGGATTTGATTTTTACGGTTTAAAACAAAATGAAGAAATTGTGAATACCGATACACGTAAAGTTGGTGTCATAATTAAACAAGCATATACCACCCAAAATTTATTATTAAATGTTGATGCTTCATATAGAATATATGTTAAAGAAGGGACGACAGAAGTACAAGTTCAAGGATGGACAAAAATTAATAGAACCCCTAACGAATACTATTTTATATTTGACACTAGAGACAAAATACCTAACGAATATTTTATTGACATACAAGTAATTAGTAGTGGTGAAATAAACACATATAAACGACAAATTAAATTTCAAGTAGTAAATACAAAGTATTTGAAATTGTAATATATTTATAAATAAAAAATATGGAAGAATTAAATATTATAGTAACGGCAACAACTTGTGGTGAAGAATCAATACAAGTTATTATTTTACCAATAAATGGAACTGACTTTAGTAAAGTTTATCAGTTACCAACAGGATATTGTGTAACATTAACTTCGGGTGAAACAACAACACAATTCGCTAATTCAATGTTAAGTTATGGACCATTTGATACTTGTGACGAATGTATTGTACCATTTAGTGCAAACACAGGTGGTAATAATGGTTTAATTTGTGAAGATGACTGTAATGGTGGTAATTTATTAATTAACCCACCACGTCCTGTTTATACAAATGGACAAAATAAAGCAATTGTACAATTAAATGCGGTCACAATTGGCGGAAATGGATTAAACTCATAATCATATGAAAAAAGTAATTAAACTATCTGAATCAAAACTTACTGAATTAGTTAAACGAATCATGTCTGAACAAGATAATGAAAGATATATGTTTTTCAGTAATTTAGAACAAATTCATAGACAAACAGGTTTGTTATTGGAATTAAATAAAAATACCGTTGAAGGTGTTTTAGATGGGGGTCATGATTGGGCTCAAGACCATTTATCAACCGCAAAAGAAAATATTGACCAAGTTTTTGATTTCATGATGAATGAAACTAAAAATGAAGACAATATGAATGTTTTAGAACAGGACTACTCGACTGACGTTGAAAGACCCACAAGTGATAGAGAACGTCAAGCAAAATCTTTATTTGGTGACAAATATGGTGCATATATACCTAATGATGTTATTAGGTACATAAGAAAAAATCCTGCACAATTCTTTAAACGACTCTACCAAATGTATGGGGACAAAGCTTATGAATATTTAGATAAATCAAAAAATAAAGGGGAAAATTAAATTTCTCCTTTTTTTTTATAAAAATATTTTTTATTCTCAAAAAATATAATTACATTTGTACTATAAATAAATCAAGTACATAATGAAAAAAATATTTAAATTTTTTAAAAGATTGGTGATAAGACGTATTGTTAAATCAAGAAGTCAATTTGATTATCAAGACTCGGGACTATTAGGCGATGTACATATCTGCAAATCAATATGTCGTAAGTTAATAACTAGTGAGGGGTCTAAATTTTTAATTGCCCCCCTTTCATCACAAAGATATATTAAACATTCCGAATTAGGAATATTTATTATTCTTGATGATAAAAAAATTAGTGTAATCAATCACGAGTACTACTACAGTAATATTTTAATGTCTAACAGAGATTGGGAAAAATTAACTAAAATGTACGATACTAAAGTAGAACGTATTAGACAAGAACTTAAAAATGAAATGAAGTCTCAAATCAAATATTCTTTAAAAAGTATTTTAGATAGAGTGGATAGTTCCAAAAAAATAAAAACCCCTACTGTAGAGTAAGGGTTTCTTTATTTAAAACATATCTTCTAATTTATCTAAATGTTTTCTAACAATATCCAAATCACTTATATCAGTATAGGTCATTCCTTGTTTTTTTAACATTTTAACATGGTTATGTAATTGTGTCATCATTTGTCTAATCATTCCGGACATTGTTGGGTAATTTTCAATCATCTTATCTAAAAAATAAACTTGTTCAGGTAAGTTTAGAACATTACCAATTTTTTTAACCCATTCTTTTCCATATTTATCAGCATCCATTTCCATATCCCAATAAATTTTGTAAAACTCCTCAAAGTCTTCAATATCTCCCATGTAAGAATCTTTCAAATTAAATTCCGACATTTGTTGTTCATGTTTCAATTCGTGAAATAAAACATATACAAATGATGCAAAATTTGAGAATGACTCAGGTGAACATATAATAATCGCCTTACTTGTTCGAACTCCTTGAAATCCTGTGTTACAGGCATTCAATACTTTTATTGTATACCCCCTATCTTGAACATAATCTTTTATTTTACTAACGATTAAATCAAACGCTTTATATTTGTCTTCAGGAATGTCTTTTCTAAATTTATCAATAACCCTTTCATAATTTGAGGTAGTTTTTAGACCGTTTGGGATGATATCTTCTAAAATCGTATCTTTGGTTATCTCAAACCATTCCGTTACAATAGGGACTATCTTTTTCTTCCCACCGGGTGTTTGATTTAACACACCGCCTTCTTCATCATTGTCTTCAGGATGTTTTTTCACATATTTAGAAATTTTTCTAGACTCTTTTTCTATTTTTGCAATTTTATTCTTTGGTGTACTCATTTTACCATCATAACTATCAAACGCTAATTCTGCACTATCATACTTTGATGTTGGAACAATAAAGGGTTGTAATTGCTCTTTATTGAAAAGCCTAACACCAGGACTCATCGGAACTCTAAATGAACCCGAACCACCAGTACCTGTAGCTTCTTTAATTTGTTTTTTGTTATTTTTATCCATATACTTATAAATATACAAAATTTTAATTATGGAACAACAACAACAAGAACTATTCGGAAAATTATTTAATACTATCCCATTATATAATGAAGACCATTTAGACGTACTACTATCAACAATGGATAAAGAACAATCAATCTATATTCTAACTCAAGCCGTTAGTTTTGCATTTCACTCAGGCGTGTTTTCATTGGGGGAATCAGAAATTATTTCAAAATCAATAAGAACATTAAATAAAATTGAAAAAAATGTTGTGGGATAAATAATTTATATTTACATTTGTAAAATAAAATACAAACACTATGAAAAAAATATTCTTATCACTTTTACTTATTGTAAGTCTATCCTCATTCTCTCAAGATAACCCAAAACCAAAAAACATTGATAAAGGTATCAATGTTTTGTTAGATTCGTTATCCAATGTTTATCGTGTTAAAGTAGGTGCGGTCATTGTTAATGATTACCCAAACTTAAGAACAACAACAATCGTTTATGTTAAAAATGGTGAATTAGTTAAAAAAATTATTAAAACTGAAAAAAATCCACCAAAACGAGATATATTAAGTAAAAATTAAATTGTTTTATTACACAGTGCGGTAACACTATATCCGGTTTTAATTGTATCAGTACCAATTGGTGAATAAACTCTAACAATTGATTCTCCTGATGAACTATTGAAATTTATTTTAATAGGTGCCTCTCCTATTGTATAAATAACAAATTCTTTAACACCTTTATTACAAAGTTTTTGAAGGTCTTTTAAAGCATATTCTACTTCAATTCCACCTCTTTTAAATGTTTTTGATTTGGATGGGTCAACTAAAAGTTGTTCCAATAACTCTTGATAATTATTTGCTGTTATTTTTACAAGTTTATCACCACTAACTGACACATTATTTCTTGAATTTATAAGAGTTAATTGATAAACATATAATGGGACCCATTTAAAATCAACATATTTATGTGGTCTAGTCGTCACATAACCAGTGTCTTGAATCACCTCTTCCCCCTTATTAAGAACAACTAATCTATCGGGAATGGTTCCGGTATCAAAAGTTACAACACCATTACCATATAATTTTTCATTAGTTAATACATAATTAAGACTTGCATCTCCTTGACCCGCCTCAATTTTTACACCAACCCAATTACAAATATCTTTGGAATCTTTATCTTTAACTTCCCCCGTTCCTTTAATATCGAAATTAACAAACTGTTCTTGTTTGTATAATTTAATTTTTTCAGGGTTTTTATTATCACCTTTAGTCTTATCATACGGAGTTTTACCTAATGTAACTTGATTAACATCTGTTGGAACTTGGATAGTTAAAACACCATTCTTGATTAAATCAGGAAATATCTCCTGAAAATATTTTTTAACCGAATTTGCTCTTGCCAATGCCAAACTTCCCTTTGTCTCATATCCTTTAGGATTCGTCACATTTGATTCTCCAGATGTTATATTAACTATAAATGTCTTACCACCATTGTCTTTAATAAATTTTTCAATCTGAGGTTTTAATGCGATAATATCGTTTTTAACGGTTGGGGAATCAATCTGACCAAACCCAAATTTATCTCCAATACTTTGTATTGGGAATTCTGTGTTAATCAACGATTGTTTTGTAGAAACTTGTTCCAGGTTTAAATATTGTCGTTTTGTCGCGCCTTCGTGAAGATTCATTATTCTATTTCTTTCCTCACTAGATATCTCAAATAAATTATTCATATTTTTCTTTTTATATAAATACATTATTATTTATTTAAACTTAATATTTGTGCATAAAAAAAAGGGACATATAGTCCCTTTTTATTAAATATTTTAAGATTTTGATTATCTCAATTCTCTTAAATCGAATGTTCTAACACCATCTACAGTAATTCTTCCGTAAAATCTGTTGTTCACCATTTTTTTCGCGTAACGAGTCATTATACCTTTAATCGGTGTAAAGTTGAATGGGTTGTACATTGTTGGTGTTAATTGTAATGGTACATACGGTGCGTAGATGTATCCTGTGTCTAACAATGATGTTCCTTTGTGTCCAATTAACACTTGGTTAGCTGGGAAGTAAGGGTCACGGTAAACTTGGTAACGTCCTGCTAATGTTCCAACTCTTTCAATACCCATGTTATATTGGTCTTGTTCAGGAGAAGCATTAGATACGTGGAAGTACTCTAAATCATCAAAGATAGCAGAAACCTCAGAAGATACAACAATCCAGTTTGCTCCACCTCTTAAAGTAGATTTGTGGATTTGTGCAGACAATTGGTTAATTGCTGTAATTAATGTTTGGTTCCAATCTTTTTGAGTGTAAGAAGTTACTTGAGAAATTCTTCTCCAACCATTGTAATCCCATCTCAAGTTCCATGCAGCACCTTTACGTAAATCTCTTAAGATTTCACGGTCAATTTCTGCCGCAACTTGCTCAGATAATAAAGCTGTTAATTCAGCTTCAGCATCGATGTTGTGGAAAGCTGCAACGTCTTGAGCTAACTCAGGAGACCATTGTGCTCTTAATTTTCTTTCTGTAACTGATACAGTAACTGAATCTAAATCGAAAGAAACCTCACCGATTTTATCTTCAAATTCTAATTCTTCATAACGTCTGAAAACAGCTTTAAATGAAGTTGTTGCTAATGCTTCAGAAATAGTTGTACCTGTGTAACCATCTAACGATGAAGAATCACAATCAGCACATACTGGACAAGATAAATCAACTTCTAACCAAATACAACCATCAACGTCACATACATTTTTGAATGAACCACCGTTACCAGTAGATGCAAATGTTGTTTGAGTTGTGTTACCATATTTCACAATACCTCTACCATAGATTTGAGTTACAACTCTAAATAATAAAGCTCCTGTAGATACAGCACATGGTGAACTAGCGTCAACTGTTAAACCAGCTCCTGTATAGATAATTAAATCAGATAAGAATGATTCAGTATCCATTTCGTTACCATCAGGTCCGATTAATTTTCCTGCACCTGTGTCAGCAAAACCACACATTTTAATGATAACTTTTCTTGTGTTACCTGAAGCAATTACTGCTGCTCCATCAGTTGTTCCTGAAATAACTGCATCAACTAAAACTCCACCTGTCCATTTTTGGATAGTTGTTGTTGCTGTGATAGCTGACCAACGACCTTTAGAATAATCAAATAATCCTGGTGGGTCTAAACTTGGTTCGTTACCTTCATAGAATAAATCATAAAGATTTTTTTCATATACTGGGTTGTTTGAGCCTGAACCTGCTGTGTAACCTTCACTTGGAGAACCTGGATAATTTCCTGGAGACCCGATTGGTGCGTAGTGCTCACCTGAATACTGACCGTCAATACCGTCTTTGTATCCTTGAATTTTTGGTACAAAATAGAATAATTTACCGATTGGTAAGTTCATTGCTTGTACAGAAACGATATCATTCGCTAATAATTTAGAGAATACTCTTCTTACGATAGGAAATACAACAGTTTCAAATGAACCTGAAGACCCGTCAGAAGTTGCTTCGTTTATTAAGAAAGACGCTTGGTTCTCATATAATTGAGCTACGTTTTCTCTTAAGTGACCTTTAAGACCTTCAAGAAATCCTAATTTGTCCCATTTGTTGATTGTGTCTTCTTTAATAACTTTAAGGTGTTTTAACCCGATGTTACCAACTAGACCTGATTCTAATAATGCTCCCATTTTTTTTGGTTTTTATTAATTTTTATTTATTTTTATTTTAATTTTGACATTAAGTCTTTCATTCTTAAGAACTGTGGATTCTCATATGTTTTAGATTCAATTAGATTAATTGCTGAACCTGTTGAAGGTGCTTTAGCAATTGTTCTTTCTAATGACTCATTCATAGGTTGAGAAGAAGTCCCTGTAAGTTCATCCTTAATGACTTTGTATAAGTTTTTAGATTCTTTAATGTTTTCAACACCGTCAAATCTTCTTAAGATATTTATTTTTTCTTGTTTTGATGTTGAATGTTCTGTAAACAAACGAGTAGCGTAAGCTAAGTTTGAATTAAACACTGCAACCTCATTCAATTTATTTCTAAATACGTTAAGAGCTTTTCTGTATTCTTCATTTTTTTCTCTAAGAACTGTTAACTCAGTTGTATTAGTATTCTCTTTAATTGCGGTATTAAAAGATGAGTGTGCTCTTGGTTTTGGCAAACCACCTTTTCTGAAATTACTTCCATTACCTAATGTGCGAGAAGCCTCTTTTGTTTCAGCTTTTTTAGTTGTGTTAGCAACTTGCTCTTTTGTTTCTGTTTTTTTAACAGTTTTCATTTTACCTTCAAGATTTTCACCATCTTTGTAATCAAATTTTGCTTTTCCTGTACCCATAGTTACATTAGCAGATTTTTTTACAGTTTTGAAACCACCATTTTGATTAGGTTTAGTATCATATTTAAATTTACTAGGATTCCCTAATCCGGTTCCTTTAGGTTTTACAGTCATTTTAGATTCTACTACTGTATCATCATCCATGTCCATATCATCTTGTTCATCTAACTCTGTGTCGTCTTCGTCATCAAAAGAAATTTCATAAACGATTTCTTCATCGTCCATATCTTCTTCTTCGTCAAATTCTGATTCAAAATCTTTGAAGTGTCCATCAACATCTCCAATTTTATGACCATTACGTCTTTTAAAATCGTGTTTGTTTCCTCCAAACGCTTCACCCATTTCTGAATCTTCGTCGTCATTATCAAATACTCTAGATATGATATCTTCGATACCTTCAGAATCATCGTCTTCATCTTCGTCTTCAAATTCGAATTCGTCTTCGTCTTCGTCTTCGTCGTTAAATTGTTCAAACATTTCTTCATCTTCGCTCTCACCAACAATCATGTATTCTTTATTGTTCTCGTTGTCTTTTAAACTGATGTTACCAGAATCATCTTTAGTAACTACAATATTATCCTCAGGTCCCATTAATTGAAATACACGTAAGATTTCTTCATCGTCATCTACGTCAGTAAGGTCTATGGTTTCTTCGTCATCATCCATATCTACATTATCAGTATCCATGTCGTCTTCCATATCTACATCAACATCCATGTCATCCATGTCTGTATCCATATCCATGTCATCCATGTCAACTTCAGTGTCAATCTCTTCTTCTTCTTGTTCTGTAAGAGATTCTTTTACTAGTTCTTTGATTTCTTGCGACATTGTCGAAGCAAGTATTCCTTTTGCATTTTCAGCTACCGCTTCTTCCAAATTTTTCATTTGGATGATAGCTTCTTCAACTAAAGATTTTTCTTTTGCCATTTGTGTTTAAGTTATTTTAATATATAAATATCTCCCATTATTAAAAAATCATTATTTTTAATAATTTGGTGTTGAGTTTTTTTATAACTATAAATATTACCAAAAAAATAAAAGCATAAAAAAAGGAGACATTTCTGTCTCCTTTATTAATTATTGAATATAAATTCTTATTCTATCACTTCATCAATTTTGCTTTCAACAATTGCTGTGATTCTCCATTCCATTGTATAATGCTCAAAAACTTTCGTAACTTTCGCTTCTACATCAGTTGGGTTATAACCACTAACTAATTTTTCTTCTCTTAATTTTTTAATCTTTCCTGATGCCTCATCAACTGAGTCTAAGGTAATTTTTGCAATGAAATACTTCTCGTCCATAATTTTTTTTATTTAGTTTAATGACCTAAATAATCGTTTAATTTTTTCATTAAGTCAAGTGATTTATTACCTGAATTACCAACATGTCTTTCAACACTCATTCTTTTCTCTTCATCTAAGTTTTCATCATACAAACTTTTATCCTCTTTATTTAAAAATAGGTATGCTCCCGGTGTTGAAGGTGAAGACACTAAGTCAAAACAAATTAATTCAAAATCATCTTGTACTTCGTTTTGGTCACCAATTTTTTTAAGTGACCCAACACCCCTTGATGATATACCTAAAGTAACTCCTTGTCTTAAGTAATTTGCAGCTAAATCTCCTTTAGTTGAACAGATACCTCTTTCATGGTAACCCGGTGATGTCAATAATTTAATCTTTCCCATTAAGACGTTACCTTCCCACCATACTTCAGTGATTGCATGAGAAACTCTATCTAAATCAATTAGTGATGATTCCGGGTGATTTAACTCTGATAGAGCAGTACCCTTTTTAATCATTTTTTTATAATTCTCAGATTCTCTTTTTAATATACGTTCAGGGTATAATCTACCATTTCTATTTGGGGTGTCATATTTTTGTAATACGGCATAAAATTCAAATGGTTTTGAGTGGTCCAACATCTCGCTAGATTCTCTAATTAAAGTTTCGTTACGATTATCCTTTGGGTTAATATAACCCGCATCGTATTCAACTAATATACCTTTTCCTGATTCATTCGGTTGTAATATTTTTAAACTCATTTTAAATGTTTTAATAATAAATATTAAACATTTTCGGTTTGTGACGGATATTCAACGGATTTGATTTTTTTAGTTAGATAAAAGTTAAAATAATTATTTTTATAAAAGTTATCATTAAAGATTTGATTTGTTATTTTAATTAATGAATCTTTAATTTGTTTTGATTTAAAATCGAAGTTTTCCTCAATAATAAAAAAGTTAATTTCAATATTCATAAATGATTTTTTCCCCAAATTTAAACCGCTTGACCTTAAATCTAAATCAACGATAAATTTTGTATCAAAAATTTTATTATTTAAAGAGTCATAAACTGAGTGTTTTACTCCCCTACTTAGGTTTAAAACTGTTCGATTCCAATTATCACAATCATAGAATGGTTCGACCCATGTTTGTATATTTAAGTAAAGTGATTTTAAGTTGACAGAATCAACTGTTCCATAAACAACTTTTGCAGTTTTAAAACCGTTTAGTTGAGAGGTTTTCCCCTTTTTCATTAATTTTCATATTTTTCCTTTTATTTTTAAAAAAGATAGGTAAAAATAGGTGTTAGGTCAAATTTTTTGTTAATTTGGAATATATGTATAATATGTTAATAATTAAATTAGATAAAAATACATCAATAGAGAAAGCGTTAAAACTCTATAAAAGTAAAGTTATTAAGACACGTCAAAGCTCTGAACTTAATAAAAGAAAAGAATTTATTAAACCTTCCGTAAAAAAAAGAAACGTGTTAGCAAAAGCTAAACACGTTCAATTAAAATATTATTCGGATAATAATTAAAGATTTTCTTTTAAACTTTTAAGTTTAAAATAAGTCAACTTGTCGTATTTCTCAGATATCACTTTTGTAAGTGTTTCATCAATCCTACCTTTCACTGAATTATCTTCAGATGACTCTTTCATTGCATTTAATTTATCAACCACACTTTCTTTAAGAGTGTTAAATTTAATTGATAATTCTTTATCATCTTCAGACAACAATTTAACAATTTCTTTTTTATCAGACTCACTTAAACCATCAATATAATTTTTAATGGTTTTGTTTGCAACACTAACCATAGTTGATAATGGAAGTTCAATACCTTTAGTTTGTATAACCGGTATTTTTTTTAAATTTTCTAAAATTAAATTTTTACTTTTAAGTCTTGATTCAATAGTTAAAACATCTGTTGAAAATAGGTTGTCAATGTTTTCATATGAATTATTTGATTTCGTATTTTTAACCCATGTATTTAATTTTTTTAAATCTGCCGGTAAAATTTTATTAACAGCATTTTCATATAGAGTAATACATTCATGGATGTATTCTCTTGAATATGAATCATTCAAACCTTTTCTAGTGTTTAATTCATCATACATGTAGAAAATTTTACTAACATTTTTATTTTCTAATACAAGTTTTTTAAATGTTTTTAATTCGTCTTTAAATGTATCGTTTTTATACGATTCAAGTAATACGTTTTCTATCTTCGATTTTAATATTCCAAACTTTGTCATTTTCTTTTTAATTATAAATATCAATCATTTAAGATTTTATCCAATTCTTTCTCGATATCACCTAAAGAATTTCTTGCTCGAGATAAATCAATATACGAATCATCTTCAGTTAAACTACGGCTTTCCAATAAAATGTTCATATTCTCCCGTGTTTTTGATTCAGGTGTTAATTCTGCTTCACCACCAGCTTCAGGCGCTCCACCCGGTTCAGGTGCTCCACCCGGTTCAGGTGCTCCACCTAATTCAGACTCAAGACCACCTAAGGCACCTCCTCCACCAGCAGGTGGTGGTGCAGGAACAGCTCCACCAACAGCGGTTGTTCCGGATTTACTTGCGTATAATTTATCAATAGTATCAAATACTCCTGTATGAGTGATAATTGTTGCGGTATTAGTTAACTCAGCACCAACGGCTTTTTCAATACGTTGTTGTTGTAAATCTAATTTAATTTCTTCATCAGAGAATCCTAACACATGTTTTTTAGCCCATGTTACCGATACCGGAGCAATACCTTCGATAGCAGCCACTGCGTCTTTATACAATAAAATTTTCTCTTTCCAAATATCGATTTTTAATAAATCGGCTTGTGAAGATGGGTTAGTTAATGCCAATGTAAAGTTTGATAATTCATCCTCAAACCCTAATAAAAATAAATGAATAATTGCGATTTTGTTTAATTCTGCAATCATCGATTTTTGTATTCTATTAATTGTTCTTGCGAAACGAATATCCATTAATGATAGATTTTTACCATCACCAGTAACTTCTTCAAAACCTAAGAATGCTTTAGGTACACGAAGAGCGGTTAACAATTTCTTTTGGATGTATTCAATATCCGCAATCTCAGCTAAGTTTTGTGCTCCCGGTAATGTATCAATTGGGTTTGGTGCCGCAGGGTCACGAACAGGAATAAAGTAATCTTGGTCAACAGCCATTTGATTGAATCTCATATCAACATTACCTGTTTGAGAATCCACAACTTGACTTCTTTTAAATTTATTAGCAACACGTTGTACATACGGTTCAACATCTTTATCATCCATGTTACCAACATAAACTTTAAAAACACGTCTTTCAGGTGCTCTTGATGTTCTATAAATTAACATCGCATCTTCAGACAATAATAATTGTTTCCATATACGTCTTGCTTTCTCTAACATAGAAGTACCATAAGGAAGTTTTCTATCATCACCTAGTAATCTAAAGTGAGCTATCTCCCATGAATTAAACTCCATGTCTTTAACTTTCCATTTGAAACGTAAACCCCTATTTTCAAGTGGTTCATCAACATTTGCCGCCTTCGCAGCCATACCACGTTCCAAACGTTCAATTTCAATGTTTGGTAATTGCATACATCCAACAATACCTTTTTCAGCATCCAATTTTAGATACACAAAATTATCCCCATATTTACAAGTGTTTCTTGTCCACATAGGTAAGTTAGTATTTAAATCTAAAACATTGTTAAATAAATCCGTTAAGATACTTTTTATTCTTTTTGATTCAGAATAAATTTGTAACATATAACCATTTTGGTCAACAGTTGTTGATTCCTCACCATAGATATCTAATGCCGCAGAAATTTCAGGAGTGTACTCCATAGATTCATAATCATAAAATGACGCTAAACGAGTTGGTTCATAATATACCGCTTGGGTATATAAGTTACTCTCAATTTTAGTCCATTGGTTGGCTAAGTAATAAGTTTGTTGTGCCTGTAATTTTTCTCTCTCGTATTCGGCTTTAGATGTGGTTTTTAATAATTCCTTCTTATCTAACTTATATACGGGATAATCTTGGTTCAATAACGAGTTCGGTCCAAATGCTTTGGATAATCTTTGCCAAACTGTTAAATCATTATTTTGATTGTTTTCCATATGAAAAATTTAAATATTTTTTTATTTTAATAAATAGTTGAGATTAATCAATTATTATCATGGGATGGTTGGTGTGGGGGTTGGCATAGGATAATTTGCTGGTGGTGTTGGTATAGGGAATGGGTGACATTCAACAATTAAATTGTCATCATTTTCCGCAGTAATTCTAATATAATCCTCAGTTGCCAAGTAACAAATTTCAACAATTGGTGACGGAGTCATAGTAGGTGTTGGTGTAGGCGTTGGAGTACTTGTTGGTGGTGGTGTCGGTGTTGGTGTCGGTGTTGGTTCAGGAGTAGGTGTTGGAGGAAGAGCTCCACTAAACACATCAATTGTTTTAGGTTTTTTGAATTCCGGTGCAAATACTTTAACACTTAAAATGTCTTGACCCGGTACAACCATTCTAGAACCTGCAAAAATATTTCCAGATTTTTTTCTATTTTCAAAACTACCACCTTTTGTGGTACTTTTGTTCAATGCGGTATAGATAATAGATTCTGACGCAAAATTAAGTCCGCCACCACTAGGTTTAAAAATTGACTCAACTCTATAACTTAAAATGTTTTGTCCCGGAACAACCATTGTCGAACCAGCGATAGCATTACCTGATTTTTTCCTATTCTCAAATCCACCTGATTTACCAACACCAGTATTAAGTAAACCATTCGAGTACAAATCTGCATTTGCGTCAAAGGTTATACTATTATTTAATGATGAGGTCTTTCTATCGGTGGTACCCATTTATGTTTATTTGATAAATATTATCTATTCCCAAATAACCAGCCGTATTTTAGATAATCGTCTTTACTTATATTACCATTACTGAATTGACCAACTCTTTCATTGGTGTTAGGAATTACAGGGTTAAACGATATGGCTTCTCTAACATTATCATTATTACTAATCGACCAAGAATCAATCATCGCTTTGGTATGTTCAGTCACTTTTGTTAATTTACTGAATGAAGATTCTGCAACATATGTCGCCATAGCAATCGACATAATTAAATCGTCGTGATGACCCTTTTGATGGTCAGGTCGACCATTCATATAGATAAATGTATTCATTTCGTTATATAGTCTTGAACTATATATCCTGAACCCGTGTCTCATAACTTCTTCATAAGACGCTATAATTTGTACCCTCTTATTGTTAAAGTTAATACCAGGTATTTTTTCAGCAGCTTTTGGGTCGTACTTCCATTTGTTCGCGGAATCAACACCATCAATGTATAAATCTTTGAAATTCATTTCCTGTAACTTTCTCGCTGTCGATACTCCCATTCCACCTGTAATATCAATAACGACAAAACAAGAATATAATGTTGCCCATTTGTGACAAATTTCCGCCATCGTATCGGGGGGTAATTTTCCAACATATTCAGCAACTTGTTCCATAGTGTCAAAATCAACAATTTGAAAAGAACTAAAATCTTCTGAATCTCCACGAGAAACGTCAACACCCATGATATATTTATGTCCAACAATAGGGTCTTTCCAAATCCAAAGAGCGTTACCCATTCTTTTACTTATTGGTTCTAAAATCATGTTTTCACGAATCTTATTCATCATAATAGAATCAAATACGTTATCACCCGAACCTAAAAAGTTACATTCTAACTCCTGAGATACTTTACGTTTATCGTATTTTAATTTTTTAACCATCGCCTCAAACCAAGAAGAACAAGGTTTAAAACCGGCATCCATAATAATTCTTAATTCTTTGTAATTTCTATCCTCATATGGTATTTTAGCCCAATCAATAATGTCGTCCGGTTTGTAATCTTCTTTATTTAATAAATAATGAATAACATCCTCAGTTTTAACTAAATATAAATCTTTAGTATAACGTGGGTCACGATACCAAAACATTTCTGTAATTTTGAAATCATTCATATTACGTAATGCTTGGTCATATATCTCATAATAAATCGCGTCATAACCATTAGGTGTGGAGACAACAATTACTTTACCACCCGTAGATAGAGAAGCCATACAGGCAGCCCAAAAGTCACTATCAGCCTCAATAAAGGCTGCCTCATCAAATATAAGTATGGTTGGTGTAAATCCACGTAAGGCATCCTTAGATGTCGCAACGGCTTTAACCTCACACCCATTTGTTAATTTATAATGTTTTTGAGAATTTTTTGTTTTGTCAAAGTCAACACCTGTCCAAGAAGGCCATTGACCAACAAACGCTTTTATTTTATTAGCCATCTCTAATGAGGTGTCTAATTTATTGGCGATAATTAGAATTTTTTCAGGGGTTTCTTTTCTTGCGAATACAAGTTTTCGTGACATCCAAGCCGCAGTAACTGTTGATACTCCGGCTTGTCTATACTTCAATGCAATGTTTTCATTGTATTCTTCGTAATCTTGGAGTAAGGATAATTGGTCAGGAAAAAGTTCCAATGGAACATATTTTTTAACTGTATTATCGTATGTTTCTAAATACGTTTTGAGTGCGTACTCAACATCTCTACTACATTTTACGTATTCTATTAATACTTGTTCTTTAGTTAAATTTGACATAAGTCAACTTGGTTATTAGAATCCAAGAGATGATAAGTCAATATCGTCTAAATCATCAAAATCATCATTATAGTCATCATCATCACTATCTTCATCAGACATTTTTGATTCGTACTCATGTTTTTTAAGGATTTCTACAATCTCATTAACCATTCTATCAATCATCTTTTTAGCTTCCGGTTTATCTGCCATAATAGCTTTCGCTAATGTTATAAAATCTTTTGCTTCTAATTGAGACAATTTCATAAATAAATATTGTTGAAGATGTCTTTGGTCCTCTTCATATAATTTGTCAGGCCAAACATTTCTAAATTTTTCCCAAAATATTGGTCCTAACCTTGAATCCCATATTTCAGCTGGTAATGTATCTTCAGCACCAACAACCATACTTCTTTGAACAGGGTCGTTCGGTAAGCCTTGGTCACCATATAATGAGTAAATACCTTTTACAATTTCGTGAACTAATAATGGAAAGGTAAAAGCTTTTGCTTTAATTGTTGGTGGGTCAGTTTCAGGGTCTGCTTCAGATTGTCCCATTTGACCACTACCACCACCTGCCATTCCTTCCATATCAGGATATAACCAATATAAGTGTTCCATTAATGATTGTGTTACACCATATAAATTTAGTAGCTCAGGATTCAATCTATTTATTTCATCACTAACTAATGTATACATATGACCACCTTTAAATGCCGCTCCTTGAACTAATGAATTAATCATTCTTCTTTTCGCTTTTTCTAAATTAAATTTTTCCATAGAATCCATAAAGTCTTCTATTTCTTCTTGGTGTTCTTCACTTTCTTTAAATGCTTCTTCTACGTCTTCTTCATCCGGTTCTTCAGCTTTATTTTGCATTCCCTCAGAGGCTCCCATAGAACCACTAACTAATTCAACATCAAATTGTAATTGTCCTTCAGGAATACCTAATTCTTTTTTAACTAAATTAACCGCTAAATTTTCAAGATATTCTTTATGTTGACCTTCAACTTGTTTAATTTGTTGTAAACTACGCATAACAGAACTCATTAAACCCATCATAGGGTTATTTCCTTGAATTGGTGTAGTATCACCTAAAAACCTTCTTACTTTATCAACGGAGTCTTTAAATCGTTGAGAAGAAATTAATTCAACAAAGTCGTTATCACCATCTTGTGGTAATGCAGGGTGTTCGGCGTATGGGGTTTTTCTTTGAGTAATTTGTCTTTCAATACCCGGTTCCATTCTTTCAGGTCCTTCATAACCAACAGGAGCCTCATTTAAAAGACGATTAATTTTTGTTAATCTAGTTTGTTGACTATTAGTCAATCCTTCATTAATCAATTTCCTATCTAAATCACTTTTGATTTTTAATATTTTTTCCATTTCTAAATTTACGCTCATAATTATTTTGTTTTTAACCCTAATTGATTAAATTTTAAAAAACTTGGTAATTCTTTTTTTATTGCCTTAGGAGCACCTTGTTTACTAGGGTCCGGAGCAAAAGGATGTTTTGGTTTAACACCAGGGCTAACTTTTGGTTTTGCTGGTGCTGTTTTAGTGTCCTCATCCATTTCATGTTTTTTTGCTTTAGGAGCTCCTTTTTTATTAGGGTCCGGTTGAAATGGGTGTTTTGGTTTAACACCAGGACTAACTTTTGGTTTTGCGGGAGCAGTTTTAGTATCTCCTTCAATTAATTTTAAAAAATCTTGTTTAGACATTTTAGGTGTTATATGTTTTTCAACTAATCTCATGATGTGTTTTTCTATTTTGTTTTCACCAATAGTAACACTTGGAGATATTTTTGTCAAATTTTTTTTAAATCCTCCGGAGACAGCTGCCTCTAATTTCTTATCATAATCTTTAAAGTTAAAATCTTCTTTTGTTTCTTTTTTCTTTTCAGGTAATTTGTTAAATTTAGTGTTTTGGGCAAATTCATCAGCCATTCTACACCATTTATCTCTAACTTTTTTAGATTGAGATTTATCGTTACATCTTGCAAAAAAATATTTTTGTTGACTTTTAGATTCAAATTTTTCTTGAAGTTGACTGTCAGAATCATCATCCATACCATCAGGTCCTTGAACCTGTACAGGAGATTGACTTACCTCACCTTTATCAATATCATTATTATCTACATTACTATCTTCAGTAAATTCTACTTTACCATCAGGTAACATTTTAGCCATCGTCTTTCCTTGAGTAGATACACCTTTTTTAATTTCATCCGGTGTCGCAATAACTTTAGTTGATGTAACTGTTTGAACTTCTTTAGGTTCTTTCTTACTTTCCAATAAACGAGTAAACAATGAATTAACTTGTTTTTCTGATAAATATTGTAGTGTTGAGGCTTTAAATCCTTCTTTAATAAGTTTTAATTTTTTTTGATTAGTGTTCATATACAACTTTTTTTTCAAATTCTAAAACGATATCTCGTTCATATAATTTATTTTTTACTGATTCTTCTGTTTCTCCAAACGAGAAAACTAGTCTAGTTTGTCTATCAAAATCAACATCATCACTTTCATTTTCATACCCTAAGGCTATTATACCATCCATAGAATCAATCATTGAAAAATAATCAGAGTTTTGAATTACTGACATGGTTACCATATCATTCTTCAAAACTCCTACTTTTTTTATGTGTTCTAAATCAGGTGGGAGAGGATATCTATTGGACGGTTTTGAGTCCCAGTTTTCCCCCCAAATGTTTTCCGAACTATCTGAGAAAATAAATTCATATATGTTATCTCCTTTATAGTTTGGACCTAATTCATTAACATATATTAAATAACTCATAGTACTTCACCTTTAGTGTTTACTCTAAGTTGTTTATTATTCATTTCAAATACCAAATTATTTTTATTTGTTTTACCAACTAATTTTGCGTTTGGATATTTTATTACTAATTTAGTAGAAGCGACTTCTTGAGAAATACTTTCAGAAATTTGTTTGATTTTAGAAATTTTATTTTTTCTTTCTTCTTTAATCAAATTAGTTTTTTGTGTTTTATTTTCTAATAATTGTTTTTCTTTTTGGTCAATTTTAAAATAACCTCTTAATACTTCATCAACTTTTGATTCTGTAAACATACCTTCAAACATATCTTCTAAATGATTTGCGTGGTCGTCTTTCATTGTGTGAGGATTTAATCTTCTATGTCTTGGGTGAGAAGGTAATTCATCTTC